CCTAACATCCAGATGAGGGATATGGATGCTATGAACAGCACCACTACGCAAAAGTATCCTAAGAAGAAAAAGAAAAAAGTTACGAACAACGTACCAGTAAAAAAGAGTAAAAAGTAATGGCTTCTAAAAAACCAGTTTGGGAAACTCCTAATCCAAAAAAGAAATCAACTAAATTATCTCCTGCTAAAAAAGCAGCAGCAAAAGCTTCTGCTAAAGCAGCAGGTAGACCTTACCCAAATCTAATTGATAATATGAAAGCTGCAAGGAAAAAGAAATAATGGCTAAGACTCCTGCATGGCAAAGGAAAGAAGGCAAAAGCCCTACAGGTGGACTTAATGCTAAAGGCCGTGCATCAGCAAAAGCTGAAGGTATGAACTTAAAACCACCAGTATCCGCTAAGCAAGCAGCGAAGTCACCAAAGGCCGCAGCAAGAAGAAAATCATTTTGCGCAAGGATGGAAGGAAATCCAGGACCAATGAAAGATTCTAAAGGAAGACCAACACGTAAAGCGTTGGCATTAAAGAAGTGGGATTGTTAATATGGCACGTCAAAGTAACTCAGATAAGTTAAGTCAGTATAGACAGAAACTTAACTTAGCACAAAAGGTATTAGAACAACAAAATTATATTCAACTTTGGCAACGTTTAATTAACTTATATCGCGGTAGGCATTATCGTGGTGCTGGTGTAGGTGACAGATTGCTTGTTAACGTTGCATTCTCAACTATTAATACTCTAGCTCCTGCAATTGCTATTGGTCGTCCAAAGATTAATGTTAATCCACGTAGACCAGAAGACGGTGACAAGGCTGTAGTAACTGAATCAATTATTAACTATTGGTGGCAGCATTATGGTTGTCAACCAGAGTTTCAAAGAGCAGCAAAAGACTATTTGATTATTGGTCATGGTTGGGTTAAAACTGGTTATCGTTTTGTTGAAGAAGCAAAGCTTGATAAGATTCAAGACACTGCTGATGAAGCTGCAAGTATGGAGAATCCACCAACAGGTGATGTTGAATCAACATTTGTAATTAGAGAAGACCGTCCATTTTTAGAGCGCGTTGACCCATTTAATATGTATGTAGATCCTTATGCAACAGATATGAATGACCTGCGTTGGATTGCACAAAAAAGTCGCCGCACATTAAAAGATGTTAAGAACGATGAACGTTATGATTATTCAGCAAGACAAAGCGTAGGACCAGCTGTTAATACAGCAGCAATAGATTATCTAACTACCAATGCTTATGATTATAACTATGACACAGAAGAAGCTATGTGCAATATCTATGAGTATTACAATGTTGATACTGGTGAGATGTGCATATTCTCAGACACTGGTGACAAGTTCTTAGTCAAGCCAATAAAGATGCCATATGTATTTGGTCATCCATTCATTATGTTGCGCAACTATGAGATTCCTGGATTCTTTTATCCAATGGGTGAACTTGAAGCAATTGAACCACTGCAGTACGAATTAAACGAAACTCGTACACAGATGATGAACCATAGAAAACGCTTCTCCCGTAAGTATCTATTTAGTGAATCAGCATTCGATGATGTTGGACGTCAGGCTTTGGCATCAGACGATGACAACGTATTGGTGCCAGTTAAAGGCAATGAGAACTTAAGTAACGTAGTTGCTGCAATGCCGGCCTACATTAACCCACCTGAGTTCTATCAGATGAGCGCTTCAATTGAAGCAGACATTGACCGTGTATCAGGTGTATCTGAATATCAACGTGGATCTATTCCAGAAACTACTCGTACCGCCCGCGAAGCATCAATCATTGCTGAAGCTGGAAATGCTAGAGTATCTGAAAAACTTATTCAAATTGAAAATTGTATAGCAGCTTGTGCTTCTAATCTTATAATGCTTGCTCAACAGTATTTAACTGGTGAACAAACTGTAAGAATAGTAGGTACTGAAAATGCACCTGTATGGTTAACTTTTGATAAAGATTATATTGCTGGTGAGTTTGACTTTAATGTTGAGGCTGGATCTACAGCTCCACGTAATGAAGCTTTCCGTAGAGATATGGCACTCCAGATAGTTTCAGCAATGCAACCATTTGCCCAAGCAGGACTTGTTAATTTGAATAAGTTGGCTGAGTATGTTTTAAGTACTGGATTTGGTGTAAAGAATGCAGGAGCATTTTTACAAGAAGCACCAGCACCACAAGGACCAGAAGGTATGACTCCAGACCAAGCAGCTTTAGAAGGGCAGGGTTTGCCACCAGGTATGGCTCCAGACCAAATGGCAGCAATGCAATCAGAGCAAGGTGGACAGGGTCTACCTCCTGAATTAATGGCTGCTTTACAAGGTGGTCAAGCTGCCCCACCACAGGAACAATTACCACCTGAGTTAGCTGGTCTGCCACCTGAGTTGCTAGCTGCTTTACTAGGCGGTCAAGGTGGTCCTCCACAGGCCGGTATGGAAGGTCTACCTCCAGAATTATTAGCTGCACTGCAGGGTGGAGCACCAGGGGGTTTACCAGCTGAAGGTGGCACTCAAGGATTACCTCCTGAATTAGCAGCTATTTTAGCCCAAGCTCAAGGAGAACTTCCTTCTGGGCCAGAGGTACCAGCTGGATTAGAAGGCATGCCACCAGATTTAATTCAAGCAATAATATTAGCTGAACAGCAAAGACAAGCCGGTCAGTAATACAAGTAATAAGGTTTATGTAAAAAACTTTACATATATATAGGAACAACCAATTAGAAGGATAGGATTCCAAATGAGTGATATAAACAATGATGCTAGTGCTAGTACTGAAGTAATCGACCCCATTATCGAAGATGGACAAGTCGAGGAATTAGGCGAAGCAGGCGTAATAGAAGAGCCAGACTTTTTTGACTATACAGATGTTGCCGACAAAGTCGTCAAAATCCAAGTTAATGGAGAAGAAGTCACAGTCCCTTTGCAGGAGGCTCTAGCTGGGTACCAACGTCAAGCGGATTATACCCGTAAGACACAGGAACTTAGTGAACAAAAAAAGCAAGTACAGTATGCTAGTGCGTTGCAGGAAGCCCTGCAAAACGACCCAGCTGCTACCTTGCAGTTGCTTCAACAGCAATATGGTCTAGATGTTCAACCTGAAGAGGAAGAATGGATGGATCCAGCTGAGAAGCAATTCCGTAGTTTAGAGCAAAGAATTGCAGCTTTTGAATCACAAAAAGCTTTAGATGAATTGCAAAGAACTATTGATAAATTACAAAGCAAGTATGGTGAAGATTTTAATCCAGATGAAGTTGTAGCAACAGCTTTAGCAACAGGGTCAACTGATTTAGAAGCAGTCTTTAAACAGGTTACTTTTGATAAAGTTTATTCTAAAGCTTCTGAGTCCAGCAAAAAACTGGCCGATGAACAAGCTAGAGTTCAAGCTAAGCGTTCGGCAACAATTGTTTCCACAGGCTCATCTTCTAAGGGTGGAAGTCCAGCTACTACTACTCAACCTAAAACAGTATTTGAAGCCTTTGAACAAGCCAAAAAAGGCTTGGGGCTTTAACCAAAACACTAACATTATAAGGAGAAAATAAAATGACTTCACCAAACGTGCAGTCCGTAGATTACAATGCACTGTTTTCTACGACATTACAAAACTATCAGCCAACGCTGGTTGACAACATATTCAAGGACCTCGTGCTCTTGAACCACATGAATTCAGGTGGAAGAGTTGTTATGGAAGAAGGCGGAACCCAGATAGTTGAGCCAGTACTCTATGAGGAAAACACAACTGCTGCATCGTACGCTGACTACGATAACATCTTGCTAACACCGCAAGAAGGCATCACCTCTGCTATTTACAACTGGAAGCAGATTGCTGCATCCATTGCAATTAGCGGTATCGAAGAAGCCAAAAACCGTGGAACAGAAGCAATCATCAAGTTGTTGAATGCTAAAATTATGCAAGCCGAAATGTCGATCAAGAAGCTCGTCAACGACCAGCTCCTTAGCTCGAACGACGGTACAACCAACCCACTCGAGTTTAATGGTATCGGCGGTTTCGCTGGTTCATTAAACACTGAAATTGGTGGCATTGACGCAGCAACTGAATCATGGTGGAACCCAACCATTCCAGCAGGAATACAAAACGCAACTTTGAGCCTTGTTAACATGGCAAACGTGTACAACAATGCATCGAAGGGTAACGACACACCAGATATCATCATAACAACTGAGCCATTGTTCAGCAAGTATGAGTCTCTGTTGACACCAAACGTACGTTACCAGGACGTTGCAAAAGCAAATGCTGGATTCCAAAACTTGATGTTCAAGCAGACCCCAGTCGTTTACGACTTGGCAATGCCGGGCAACCAGTCATCCAACGCATCGATGTACTTCCTCAATACGAAGTACCTCAAGCTTACTGGTATGAATGGTCACTGGTTCACCAGCACTCCATTCCAGCAGGGTACAGTTGCGCAGAAAGATGCTCGTTACGCCATCGTATTGGCCTACGGTCAGCTTACCTGCTCCAACCGTTCACGTCAGGGCTACTTGTCAGCTGACGCGTAATAAACTTAATTAGCTTCGGCTAGTTAAAATAGGTTTAGCTGGTGCTAAGAGTTGAAAGGTTGTCATCCTTCGGGCAACCCTCTTAGTGCCAGCTATTTCCTTTTAATGAAAAATTTTATATAGTATATAGAGAACAAAATATGAACGAAGGATTAAACATATGACAAGACAACCAGTATTTACAAGTCAAGTTCCAGCAGGATGTGAGATGTATAATTCTCCAAAGGCTGGGCAAGAAGTAGCAAGTATCATGCCTAGCTATGTGCAATCTAATACTGAACTTGCTCCACCATCTGGTGTTGAGTATGTTGCTGCAATGCCTACTTGTATTGGTTTTAATCTTAAAGAAGAGAGATGCCGCGCACCTAAAGCTAAAGGAACAGACTTCTGTATTGGTCATCTTAAGCGAATGGAAAAAGAAGCAAAGTCTAAAGAATAGGAATTTAATATGGCAATAGATCCAACGGGTGGTTTAAATTGTTTTAATTTAATATCACTGCTTGAAAATCTTTCTCAACTATCGATTGGCCCGAATGAAAACACTGATGACATTAGCCAAGACCTAGTAGTACAATTTCTTAAAGAAGGTTTTCAAACAATTGTAGATTCTGAAACTCGTTGGCCTTGGTTTGAAGCGAACTATACTACTACAGTAACTGAAGGAACTCCATTAATATTTGGTGATGAGCAAGTATTTACTGTTACAAACTCATATGCACCAGTAACTATCGTAGACTATGATGCAGCATATAGCATGGAAGGGTACACATATGAAGACCCTAGTACTGGTGAGCTTACACCAATTCCTGGTATTAAAGAATTAACTAATGTTATTGCTATACAGGGAACTGAGGAGTATGCTGGTTTTGGTCTTGAGTTAATTTATATTAGTCAACATCAAGCTGAAAGAATTTGGATAGGTTCTAATAATCAAGTTAATATTCCAGCTTATTTCTCTTTATATTCAAATTCATTGTACTTATGGCCGCGCCCAAACCAAACATACTTATTGCAGATCAGAGGATTCCGCCAACCAAACTTAAATTGGCTGTCTGATGCTAACCAAAATAATCCAAACAGTACTGCATATGTAGACTTAGACAACGAATTGCAAGCATGCTTAATTGCCTATACAATGTCGCGTATCTATCAGTTCCAAGAAGATGCTGAAATGTCAAGAGTTTATAGAGAACAGTTTGTTACAAACTTAAAGAACTATCAGGATTATTTAACAGCGCCATCTAGTAATCAACCAATAGTTTATTCTGGTGGATTACAACTTAGTGGAAATGGTTATGGGTTGGGTCCAGGAATAAGGGTATCCCCAGGTGCAGGCAATGGTCCCGCATACGGAACAGCCTGGTAAATAATGGCTAACATTGTAGTACAAGAAGCTTTTAACTTTACCGGTGGGCTTAACTTTCGTGCTGACCAATTCCAATTAAAGACTAATGAATCACCAGGAATGCTTAACGTAGAGATTGACCCACGTGGTGGTGTGTTTTCCCGTGCCGGCTTTCAAACAAAAAATCCTAATGCAATAGCACATACTGGAACATGGAATCCTAAAACAAGTTATAATTATAAATTTTTATCAGCTCCACAAATAATGTTATCAACTGGTTATCAAGTAACTGGTTCTCATGATGGTAGAGTTTATTTTTCTTCTGGTGATAACTTTAGTTATTTAAATAGCGCATCATTAACTCCATTGAATGTTAAATCTTTAAACGGTGCATCATTTACACAGTGGGAAGATACCCTTTATATTGCATTAGGTAAAGATGCACCAAACATGTACAAGTGGAAAGTAGGCGACACCTACGCAACTTTACTAACTGCATCTGGTCCAACATGGCAGCCATATCAACTCCCAACTGGTGGTTATATGCCTCGCGCAGAATTAACAATTGCTCACGCTAATAAATTATTCGTAGCTAATACAAAAGAATATAATAGTGATGCAACTCCTACACTAACTGCATATCCTAATAGACTTCGTTGGTCGCATGAAAGTTCACCAGAGAACTGGTTTCAAGATGACTACATAGACATTATTGCAGGCGGAGATGGTATACGTGGTATTCAAATAGTTGATGGACAATTATTAATATTTAAACAAAAAGCTGTTTATCTTCTCATGGGATATGATGCTGACTCATTCCAACTTGTAGAAGTATCAACCAACGTAGGTATTGATACACCACAACAAGCTGTTGCTGGCAACGGTGGAGTGTATTTCTTTGACTGGCCGCAAGGATTATTCTTTTATAATCGCAATGGAGTACAAGATATCTTCGAACGCATAAGACCAATTATTATTAATAATGAAGTTAATCCTACTGCAACTAGTACTATAACGCTTTCATTTGTGCGTCAAAGAGTTTGGGTGTCATTGCCATACCGTCCAAATACTCAAGGAGCACCACCAGCTTATGCATCTGTTAATTTAATATTTGATGCAACTATTGGACCAAATGGTGCTTATACAATGTTCCAAACTGCACCTTCATTTGAAGCTGAAGTACCTGCAGGTGTAGCTGGTTTTGCATTACTTTCTGGTTGCGATTGGAGAACAGCTGACGACACACCATATTATTTAATGATAGGTCAAGATGATGATTTTCCATATGTTTATTATGTAGACGATTATAATAATATTACTGACGATATAGCACCAGGCGAAGGTTTTAATGGAAGATTTCCATCATATTACACTACGTCTTGGTTTAGCGATGCAACATACGCACAGTTAAAAACTTTTATTCGTCCTTACTTTGTATTTAAAGATGTAGGTAGTAATACAATTGTTAGATTAAATCGTTATAAAAACTATGATGAATCTAATCCAATTGGTGGAACTGTAAGTATGTTCTTATCACCTACATCTAGTGGTACAGTATATTCTACGGTATCTAATCCTGGTGAAGTATATGTAGCAGATCCACCACCTGTGCCATTAGATCCCAATTCTGCAACGTATGGTTTTACTACAGAGGGCGCAGCCCTTAAAAGAAAAGGTGTTTCACCACTTGGAAGAGGTTATGCAATACAATTGCAATTCTTAGGTCCAGATGAAGCAACATATCAAGATGAATTCCCAGGTAGAAAATGGGGATTAAATTCAATAGCTTACAAATATAAAAGAAGAAAGATTAGGAGTACTTAACAATGGCTGTACCAATCAATATCCCGTTTGTGTTTGAAGTTGGGCAACCAGTTGTTGCCAATCAACACAACTCAAACAATACATCAATAGCAAACTTTGTAACACAATTACAGAATGGTCAAAACTATGGAACAGGAGTAATAGGAACTACAACTATTGCTCCTGGTGCTATTACTACTGCACTAATTGCTAATGGCAACGTAACAGGCGATAAACTTGAAGGATCTATAGTTTTAACTGGAACACCTAATATTGGTACAGCTCTTGCATCAACCCTTACAATAGGATCAGTGCCTGGACTTACAGCTCCAACTAATGGTGCCTTAGTACAAGGCAACGTTGTTTTCCATTTAGCTATAAGCCCCTTAGTTGCCAACTATGTTTTAGCATTAACAGATGATGGTAAACTATTAGAATTTAACGCTCCATCTTTAGTTAGCGTAACAATCCCACTTGATACTTCTGTAGATTTTCCAATTGGCACACAAATAACATTTATTCAAACTGGCGCAGGACAAATATCATTTGTTCCAATTGGTGGTGTCACATTAAATTCAAACCCTGCAAATGGTAGAACACGTGGTATATGGACAAGTGCTGTTTTAATTAAAAGAGCTGCAAATACTTGGATACTCTTAGGAGACTTGAGCTCGTAATGCCTATTCTTGGATTTATTGACAGCGGAGGTTCTACTCCAGGGAATCCAGTAATTGGTACAGCCACGGCTGGAAACACTCGAGCAGTTGTTACCTTTACTCCTCCATCCTTTATTGGTAAAGAAACTATATCTTATACTGCTGTTTCTTCACCAGGTGGATTTACTGGTGTTGCTGCAGGGTCACCAATTGAAGTAGCTGGTTTAACAAATGGAACGTCTTACACTTTTACAGTATTTGGGACAACTAGTTATGGAATTCAAACTGCAACTACAGCTCCATCAAATGCTGTTACTCCGTTTGCTCCACCAGTTTATCCTCCGTATGGCACACTTCTTGCAGCAAATCAATGCAGTGGTTTTACTCTCTTTAACTTACGTGCTGATGGTAGTGGTGGCACGTATAACGAAATACTAGCTTATAACAGTCCTCAATGTGGATATCAACCTCCAGTTGTTTGTGCAGCATACGGAACATTCTTAGAGAATGCATGCGTTGGTACTGTATTAAACTATAGACTTGCTGATGGAAGTTGTGGTAGCTTTCTTTCACCAGTAGGAGAGGTAGTAGGATATTGTGGATATGTGCCATTGCCAAACTGCACATGCTGCATAGGTTTCTCAGTAACTGATACTCGATGCTTCTGCCCTAGAGGACCTGAATATACCTGTGTACGTCAAGCGCGTAATGGAATAACCTATACTGGTGGATGCGGAGCAGGTGGTGGATCAGGGCCTAATTGCGGTGGTGCTTGCAATCCAGCAACTTGTGATTGCTCTTCCGTAGCAGGAAATACATATTACCAAGGAGACTGGTATAATACAGGTGGTCCAAGATGTTACGTATAATAGAAGGAGAATACAATGAGTCAATTTGATTTTTTTGCATGTGTAGTAGATGGTGAATTTACTGGTGTTTTAGGGGTGGCTAAATCTTTTGAACCTTTAATTGCCGGCATGAACTCAAACCCAACAATTATCCCTGTTAAAGAAGAACAGATAAATATGCTACAATTAGGTATGATTTGGGATGGTACAGAATTTAAGTTAACGGAGGAACAAGATGTCAGCTTGGAAGGATTATAAGGCTAAAATAGGAGTAACGAGACCCTGGGATTTTTTAAACCCAAACACTGAATACGCTAGTGATGAGGAAGAAAGCACTAGATATTCTTTATGTATGGAATGCCCAGAGTTTATTAAACCAACTACCCAGTGCAAGCAATGTGGTTGTATTATGAAAGCTAAAGTTAAATTAAAGTACGCTACCTGCCCAATTGGCAAATGGTAATAGGAAAATTTTTTACATTATTATAAGAGGTAATTATTGTGGCATATGATTTAAGTCTATTTGAACAACAAAGAAGAAATCTTTCTCAATCTTATGCTAATCAGGCCGCCCTTAATGCATACCAAAAGTACCTTGCAGAAATCCAAGGTCAGCGTCCAATTACACAACTTGAAGAATCTGCTTTTAAAACCACTGCTACTGGTGGTTTAGGGGAAGTTCCAAAGCTTACTGCATCTTATGGCAGACGTGGGCTTAAAGGGGTAGGCGTTAGATCTGGTCTATATAATAGAGCTCTTAACCAGTATGCTAGTGATAGAGCTAGAAACTTAAGTTATGCCAAAACGGATCTAGCCTCTCAGCAAAGGGGTTATGACCTAGCAGGAGAACAAGGTCTTGCTAATTACCAACAGGGATTAAGCGATATAGAAGCAAACAAAGCACGTCAAATAGCCGCAGATGCGCAAAAACTTTTAGCACTAAGGTAGGATAAAATGATTTTAATGAATTACACAAAAGGTAGGAACTAATATGGCGTGCGCAACTTGTACATGTACTGATTTAGAAAAAGCAGCCGGTCAAAGCCCAGGCCCAGATTGCGGTGATAATAGTAAAGATGACGTATCATGTGGTCCTGGCCAAAAGAAAGTTAATGGCGTATGCGTACCTATCACTGACAAAAGTAATACTAATAATCCTTTAAATGATATTCTTGCAAATTATCTTCAACAAGGTGGAACATTTGGGGCAGATAAAGCTGTCCAAGAACAAAATGCCGCAACAAGATTAAAGCAATATGAACTTGAATTAGCTAAAGCACAAACTGCAGCTGGTGGAGCTTCTGAAAGAACAAAGTATTTATTAGAACAATTAAAAACAGCTGGACAAGTTCCAAGTTCAATCTCAACATTGTTAAAGGATATAAACGATACTGGAACTACATATATTGGCAACCAATATGATACAGCTCAAAAACAAACAACTGCTGGTTACGATGCATTGCGTAATTATTTAACAAACAATCCTATTAATACATATAGCCAAGCACGAGCTGCAATGGCCCCGCAAATAACTAATGACTTAGCAACGTACGCAGCTTCGCAAGGTGTTAACTCACAGGGAGTAAATCCATTAATCAACTCATTAAATGCTGCATCAGCTGGTGGAGCAAATAACTATGATAGGTTGCTTCAAACTTTAGCTGCAACACAATTAGCTTCAAATCAATCAAGATTAGCTGAAGAGCAAATGAGCCGCACATTAAGTGGAACTAATCTAAGTCAACTTCAACAACAAGCATTATATCAACTCTTACAGCAAAAGCAAAAAGCTCAGCTAGAGGCACAACAGCAAGCTGTAGCACGTGAGCAAGCATTGCAAGATGCAGTTGGCACTTTAGTTGGCGGAGGTTATACTACTGCAACTGGTGAGCAACCATCTTGGCTAGCAGAACTATTAAAGCCTAAAGTAGTTAAAGACGAAGATAAGCCAGCTGATAAGCCAGCTCAATTAACTGCAGTACAACAGTTGAAAGCTATACCAATTAAAGCAAGTAACACTGCATTGAATAAGAGGATCGATAACTTTATTGCAGCAAATCCAAATGCAACCGTAGAACAGGTTAAAAACGAATTTAAAAAAATTACCAAGAAAATAAAGTAGGAATTATGGTAACACGTCAAGAAATTTTACAGATAATAGCTAATCAAAAAACTGGAACAGCTAAACCTACAGTTAAAAAAACAGCTAAGAAAGCACCTAGTGCAATTGACGAAAATATAATTGCTGCTACAGCTGCACAAATTTCAGCTCAATATAACATTCCAATGGAACAAGCACGTGTGTATGCAGTTGTAGTTTTAAATGAATTAAAGTCAAGTAAGCCAGGTGCTCCTAGAAGTGTTGAAGATTTGGCTGACCCAAAAATAGGTGCAATAGTTAGAGCAATAGATCCTAGGTCACCTATTCTTCCAAACATTGAAATTGACCAAGAAATTACTGATTATATTATTGGCACTGAAGGAGAAGAAAAACTCAAACAAATTGAAGCTCAAGCAGAACAATTTGCAAGTGGTGATTGGGTTAATGCTAAAAAAAATGCACCAATGGGGTCATTTGAAAGAGCAATAATTGCTAAGATTGAAGCTGGCACTACAAAAACAGAATTACTTGGTTACATTGCTAAAATAGGAGATGATTTTAATAATCCTTCCTCGGGAAAAAAACCTCCTCCTGGAGATAACACAGGATTTGATAATCTTGATATAGCTACAGCTTCTAAACGTGCTGAAGCATTATATGATTCATATGTTACAGAAATACCAGAAGCAAAATTTAAAGCAAAGCAAGCTTTTTTGTTAGAATCAAAATCAGATGTTCCTACAGAATTTTCTTTAAAAATACCTAGCTCTAAACTTAAGTATGGATTTGAAACTGATTGGAAAAAGGGTATTATTAAACATCCACTTGCTGACGTTAGAGCAAAAGAACTTGAGGCTTTGACTAAAGCAAATACATATAATACTTATGGTGGTACTCCTTATGGTCCATCTATAGAATTATCAAAAGCTGCAGCAATGGGTAAATTTTATAAAGGTAGAACTGGAAATGAACCTCCTAAAATAGTTGATGTTAATCCGTTAAAGGGAACTTCACTTGAAGGAAAACGTGCTTCAGAAGTTCAAGCACAAGGTCTAAAAGATGTAAGAGAAAACGTTATAAACAGTTGGCTTAAAGCAGGAATTACACCTAGGTCGCAAGTGCTTGAAGCAAGACTTTTGCTTCCTAAATAATTAAGGAATATAAATGCCACCAATACCACCAAAGGTAGATCCTACAGCTTCATCACTTGCTAAGTTAAACCCTAAACAAAAACAGTTTATTGAAGTATCTGCTTCAGCTAACGAACAAAAGCAAGCACCAGATCCAGTAAAGATGTATGAAGAAGCTATTAGATCAGATGCTGCTGCTCGCATAAGTGCTCCAATAATAGGACTTACTGGACCAGTACCAAGACCTATAGACCCTGTTCTTGCATATGAAAAATCTTTACAATCAGGTATTACATCAACCTATAAACCAGCTCCTAGAACTGTTACAGGAGTACGTGAAGTACGTGCAGCAACTGATGCTGCTCGTGATGTAGTTTCACCAGTAGTTGCTTCGGAAGTAGTATTTGGAAAAGGAAATCAAGAACCTTCTGGTGTTGAAGGCATAGTATATGATGTCTTTAATAAATTTGATTTGGATCCAGGCAAAGGTGATTTTTATATTGGTGAAAATATTTTTCAATCTAGACCAGGAAAATTCTTTTTAGGTGATGCAGAAAAAGGAAAACTAGGAGTCCTAGGTACATTTGATAAATATACATGGAAGAGTCTTTGGTCCGCGTTAAAAGAAACTAGTGATGCAATTCCTCGTGACAGGTTTGGCATTGTAGAAGACTTAATATCTAGAGCTGTATTTGCTGGTGTAGGTGGAGTTAGAATAGATAAAGGTGATGCAAGTTTTGATGATTTCTTTAAACAAATTAATGACCCAGAATTTGGACCAGGTAAAGCTTTTCCTTTAAGAAGTAATGAAAATTTTGGAGTTCCTAAATGGGGAAATCTTGACCTATGGGTTGATAGACTTGTAGCAGGTGGTCAAACAATAGGCACTGACCCTTTGACTCTTCTTTCTGGTGTTGGTGGAGGAGCTAAAACTTTAGCAGCAAGAAGCGCAGCAGAAATGGCTACGTATGGTGCTAGCAAAGCTGGAAAAATAGTTGCAGTGCATTCGCAAAAACTCTTAGCAAGAGAAGCTGCAGAATTAGCAGTTCGTCAATTAACAAAAGAAGTAGATGACCTTGCACGCTTGGCCGCAAGAGAAGTTACTAATCCAGTTCTTGCTGGTCAATTAACAATTAAGCGAGCATCTTTAAATGCTGCTGAAAAAGCTGTTATTAACTTAGAAAAAGATTTAAAAGGTGTTGTTACTGAAATTGGAAATAAGTCTGCAAGAAGAGTTGCCGGTCCAAAAGCTCGTCAGGCAGAAGCGGCTGATGTTTTAGATATCTATCAAGGCGCTAAAGAAACTGTTGAAACAGGAAACATCTTACGCAATGCAATACCAGAAGAACTTGCTGCCGCACAAAAAATTATAGCTTCACCTGCTGCAGCTTCAGCGGACGAAATTGCAAGTGCTGTAGAACTAATAAATACAGGCAGAGTAATTGTTAGAAAAGCTACTCCAGCAGAAATTGCTTTAGCAGAAAGAACTGAAAAATTTGTTAACCCAGCATTAGCAAAGGATATAGCAGCAAAAGGATTGACAGCTTATTCTCAGGCAAAGCATGCTCAAGCTGCAATAATTCGTGGATACTCCCAAGGTATACGTTATGCAAATTTATTTACTCTTCCTGGATCTAAATATATTACTAAATGGCTTGGACAAGCTGTTGGCAATATTCGTGTTAATGGATTTTTATCAGTATTAGGTCGCACAAATGTATTAGAACTTGTAGGAAAACCTGGTGTAGATGATTTATTAGGAAAAGCTGGAAGATTAAAACTTAGAACATATTTATCTACAGGAAAAATAAGAGTTCCTGGAACTGCTAAATTTCGTAGTATTACTGCAGAAGAAGCTGCAGATTTTCTTAGTATACTAACTGCAGACAGTATGGCAACGGCCGCAAAAAGCTTTTATGGAACACAGATTGCTAGTAAATTTGCACCATCGGTAAAAGCAATTGATGATATTGATGTACCTATTGTTACAAGAGCTTTAGATGTTCCATCTGGAAAAACAGTATCAAAGATGCTACCAGCAGAACGTGCTGCATTTTCTGATTATACAAAACAAATTGATGAGACATATAATGCAACGAATAAAGCAATTAAAGCTGTGGGTGGACGTCCACTTTCAAGACCAACGAGCTACTTTCCTCGCGCACAATCAAGAGAGTTTATTACTTGGGCTACAAGTCACGCAGAAGATATACAAGTAATTGCTAAAAATCTTGGCGTTGAACCAGAACAATTGATACATGGTTTTATAGAGAATAAATTAGTTAAAGGTGCTAACTTCTTTGGCCATAGCTTAACGGATGCTGACTTACTTGGTGGCGTAAAAAGATTAAATGAAATCTTAAAAGAACAAGGATATAAGTTTAAATTTTATACAGAAGATTTTACTGAAGCAACTGCCAGATTTGTTGCCAAGCATGCACGAATGCAAGCACATATCTTTGCATTAGAACAATGGATGGACCGTGGATCTGATGTTCTTACGCGAGCAAAGATTACAACTAGAGAAGGTATTAAATCAGAATTAACACCTCTTACTAATTTAGAACGCAGAATAGGATCAGTACTTACTCCAGACGTTCTTGCAACGATGTCATACCCAAAGATACAAAGTATAATAGATGATTTAAAGTATGTTAGAGAAGTAGTTTCTGATGATATTGTTTATACAAATCAAGTTGATGAATTGATTCTTGCCATTGATGAAAAAGTTGCTCAGATAGATCGATTGGTTAAGAATGGAACACTTCCACCAGTTAGTTTAGATGTAGTAGGTGCTGAAGCAGATAACTTAGCAATCGCTATGGCTGATGAAATAAGTGGAATTAGAACAAATATATTTGAAAGTTCTGAAGAAGCTTGGAGAAGTTTAGCGCCAATGATTTCAGATGGTGTTGAAGCAATCTTTGAAAAGATGCCAAATGTTGGTGTGGCAACCCGCAATGATATAAATGATATGGTAAGAAATGTTGTGACCATGACTCAATCTGGTCCTGTTAGAAGAGCATTTGGTACTTTTGCAGAAAAACTATATCAAGTTCAAAAAGGTTCAATGTTGTCATTGCCTGGAACTATTGTTAGAAACATTCAAGGCGGTATAATCGTTATGGCGGCATTTGGTGCTCGTCCTGGTAACGCAAACTTTGCTGTTGATATGCTTCGTAGTTGGAAAAAAGCTGCAGCTAATGGTATTGACTTTGATAGTTGGGTAGAAGATTTTGCAAGAAGTGTAAATAAAAGTGAAAGTGTTCTTGTGAAAGATAATTTTGTACAAAACATTAAAGAAAATTTTGTTTATTCAGGAGCATCTTCTGGTGAAATAAGTGATTTAGCTAAAGGCTTTGGTGGTAGACCAATAGGTATATTTGGATTGGAAGCTAAAGGAATTGGCCGCGAAGGAACAGTATTAAAAAATGTTACTAAGAAAGCTTCAGAAATAGGAGGTAAGATTCCTATTATAAGCGGTCCAGGAAACGTATTACCTCTTGCAGCAGTGCGTAAGTACGGAGCATTGGCTGAAGAGTATATGCGTTTTGCTATGACGTGGGATGGAATACAGCAAGGTTTAAGTGGTCAATTGGCTGGCGCAAGAACATCAAGAGCGTTACTTGATTATAGTGATTTATCAAAGCTTGACGAAAAGGGAAGAGCATTCTTTCCATTCTGGAATTTTATGGTCTACAATGCCCCAACACAATACATGAACATGCTTGTGAACCCAGGTGTTTACAACGCTTACAATAGATTTAGAGATGCAACTGAAGATAAGGAAGGAACAAGTCCTTTCTTGCCACAATCTTGGAAAGGAAGAGGAGCTTACAAATTAATTGTTGGTGATAACTTCTATGCTTCGTGGGATTTAGCAATTCCTGGAACAGGTCAAGCATGGTGGAGTATGTCTGTACCTGAATTGTTTAGCTCTGCAAATCCTACGATGAGAGGATTGTTAGATGCATATGTTTATGGAAGAAATTCTTATACACAAAAACAAATTTATGACCCATCAGATCCAACGCCAAAATCAATACAGCAATTTGCATATGCAGCACGTTCGGTATTACCAAACTTAAATATAGTAGCTAGAGAATTATTAGTAATTGGCAACTTACTTCCTGGTGATTCGGCGCAAAAAAAGTTTATTGATTTAAACAATAACAAAATAATTAAAGCTGTATTTGGCACTAGAGAAGTAACAGAAGAAGAGATGTTTAAAGTAGTTCAGTTTAATGCTTTATTAAGTTATCTTGGAATACCAATTAGACAATTAAGTAGTGACCAAGAGATATCAGAATTGTGGAGAAGATACTATACAGATCTTGAGCCTTTGATTAAACAAAAGCGAAATAAACCATAAGGAGAAGTTATGAAACAACTTAACAATATTATTATGAGAATCGTTGCAACATTTGCAGCTTCAGGTCTTGGTGTTATAGGTGCTGGCGCTATTGCCGGCGTAGATATATGGAAAGCTTGCTTCATGGCAGGCATGGCTGGTGTAGCCACCGTAGTAGAAGGATTATCAAGAGCCTTCTTGGACGACGGTAAACTGTCCACTGCAGAAATCAACCAGGTATTTACCAAGGTTGATAAGAAAGCTAAGGCTGCAGAATAATAAACCCCTAACAAGGAGAAAACTATTGCGTAAACTTATATTGGCTATTGCCATAACTTTTTTTGCTATACCTAGTCAGGCATCAGCTGCCACCAACAGTTGTCCTAAGTGGGAACCCGCTATTAAAGCTGCTGGCCTGCCAGTAAAAGAGTTTAGTTACATTGCTTGGCGCGAATCAAGATGCCGCATCAAAGCAATCAATGCCATATGGAATGAGAAAGGTGAGATGATATATCACCTGAATAAGAATAAAAGTTATGACTCAGGGTTGTTGCAGATTAACTCTGGTCATCGTGAGATGGTACGCCGCGTTTGCGGAGGTAACCTGAGTTTGTTATTGACTCTCGACTGTAACCTTGCTGCAGCAAAGCATCTATACGACGCTCACGGGCTTTCGCCATGGACTTTCGTGAAGCCTCACGGTTCTTCTCAACAGCATCTGGATCAGCCGTCTCGAGTTTATAAAACCCCATTCCCCAGATAAGCATAGGATGCAATCCGTAAACGGATAGCAAACTCATCAGCTTTATATGCACTGATTGTTGCACCTGGTTCTAGGTAACGAGCAACAGAAGTATACTCAAGACCTAATTTAATAGCCATGTATGTTATTAAACTGCGGTCACGAGATGTTGGGATAGCCCAGTCTTCATCTTTAATATGACCTTGCTTCAATGCTTTTATTAACGGTTCAGCTGGCAACCACATGACCATCTTTTCTTCACCATAAGAACGTTCCTTTTCAGGAGTATAACTTCTGTCACGTTCCTTCTGTCTTTTCTTATGACGTTCTTTACTAGCTACATCATAACAGTCAGGACAGAAGTGTGGCTTGCGTCCACTTTGTTTAACACGTTCCATTGACCAATCTTTTTTACAATACTTGCAATTCAAATACCATATCGTTGGTCTTGGTTTCTGATGTGGAACAGTACCCCTGCATTCATCAGAGCAATACTGTGGGTCTCTACCTTGACGGATCGGCGCAGAAAAATCTTTGTTGCATGCACGGCATCTATAATACTTGATTGCTTTCTTCATTGTTAATATTATAACTCAGGGTATTCCCTAAAGTCAATTCCCTCTTCCTTTAAATACTCATCAAGGTAATCTATAAAGCTTTGAAAGAATGCATGCACCATGATAGTTGATTGCCAGTCAGCAAACAACATAGCTTTAGTCCAACGTTGACAAAGGTTAATACAAAACTCATTAGACAAACCTAAGTTAACAGTGATGCCATGCTCATTGTCGCGAACAATACGTTCAGATGTTAAAGATAAATCATGTAAGTCTTTATCATGCAAGACTTCTTTAGCCCACTCATCACTCATCGTCTAACCTTAGGTACGTTCTTACAACATCATGACGTTCTAATATCTGCTCTAAGTTCTTGTATGCTGCATTACGTAGACGCCAGGCATGTGTAAGTGATGTGCCTAATCGTTTGCCTAACTCATCATATGTTATTTGTTCTGAGTTCATAGCATCAATAATAAAATGGTCTTGTTGTGAAAGCATATCAATGCAATCTACTACTGCTTCACGCAGTGGCTGCAATGTTTCTTTAGATTTTTCTGGTTCATCACCAGGTATGGCTTCCATTAAAGCTTGCCAATCATTTTCAGGTCTTGGAGTAATTGCTATCGCCAATAGATCGTCAATGAGGAATGGCACCTCTCGGTTATTTGGCTTCACGCTATGGCCTATGCTCCACCACATTGCCCTGGTTGCCCTCTAGGAGGCTCTGTGTTGCGTTCAATAGGCCTATCATACACTTCGCTAGCCATTAGCTTACTTACGTCCTCAGCTAATAATAAATATCCCCTTGTAGGATTGTAACTACGGGGTGCAAATGTTTTTAATTCCATCTGATTATTTATTTCAATGTACTTCTTTAAACGTGCAACTTCAACCACCAAGAATGCGTCATTAGAGAACAGGTAGACCCACCACTTAGCTGTAGTTACAGATAGACCAGATGGTTTCCAGTCTTGGTCACGATGTTTCTGTTCCATCTCAACAACTAATCTGCCATTGCGATACATGTCACGTTTAATTTCAAAGTCTTTCTTATCTAATGAATCTAAAAACTCTTGAAACAAACGCTCACCCTCTTTGCCGCAAAGCTAAATCATTCTTCCAACTAATCTTACGATTAGCAGTATACTCTATATCATGGGTAGAGACATGACCTTCTACTTGTTTACTTGTCATTTAAACCCTCGACTATCTGATGCACATAGTGCACAACACTTGCCGCAACCATTGCAATGGTAGCCATCCTTCTAGTATCACCAGACAAAGTAAAATAAAGCACCGCAAAACCTGAATAGGTGAATGCTAAATCTCCTGTTGTCTTGATGATAATAGAAAGAACCTTCTTCATATTAGAACTGCACCAAGTTAGATGTCACAGAGGTGCCAGCTGAGGCAGCAATAGTTTGATTCAATTTACTTTTAATATCTTGATGCTTAACAACTGGAACGTTGCGTCCACCTGTCTTACCAAGAACATTACTTGCTTGGCTATTGCCATTTGATATAGTAATGGATCCACCAACAGCATCTATAACTTTCTTATAGTCAGCAATGGCATCATCTAAAGTATATCCTTCTTCTACCATCAACATTAGTTTGAGTGCTACTTCACTTGCGTCCACGTTTAACCTCCTCAGGTATGTGTATAGCCAACTTGGCCATGGCTTTAGCTATTTTCTTTGCAGTCTTAGCATACAATTTCTTTAATTGTTCTTGTTGCCAAGCTTCTATTGCTTCTATTTCTTTATCTACTTCTTCTAGTTTCTCATAGTACATATGGACTTCCTTATTTATTGTCAATTATTTTACAGCTAAACAACGGGTATCATTCTCGAATACATCTACCTTCACATCTTTAAAGCCAAGCTTTGTAAGGGTTTGCTTTAGTTCCCACCATCCTATGTTTGAATAGTGTTCCCAGTCTCTGATTGGTTTCTCATCAATGGCTGAGTGTGGATATCTACCCTCACCTGCCATAGTAGCGATAAAGATTCCGCCATCAACTAAATTATTATAACTATTCTGAACTATTTGTGGCCACATTGGTGTATGTTCAAAGACTTCAGCACAAACTATAACATCATACGCTTCAAAGTTAATAAACTTAGCAGCATCTACCACTATGTCTACGCCTGGTCCCTCTTGCATATCAATACCAGTATAGGTTAGCTGGAATGGTTTAAACATTGGGCGCACACTACCGTTAATATCTAGTGAGCCAATCTCCAATACATTTAGATCAGTCCTATCACCCTTCCAATTATTAAAGCCAGTAAATATAAACTCCATTGCTGCATTATGCATTCTTCTTTCCTTCGTATATTCTCTTGTCGTTTGCTACTGCTGCAGCAAAGTCCTTTGGGGGATTGGTCTTTATAGTTTTAGAATCATCATGTGTACAGCTGGTCGCCGCACTAACAACACACTTACGGTTTTGCTTAGTGACCCAATCAACTATCTCATCATCACCATACCACCACTTCATGTTCTCATCAAAGCGGAACTGTGGCACCAAGTTCTCAGCCAGCACCATGCAGAAGCCGGCCATACCACCAGTACCATCGTATCTACTACGGCATGTGTCAGTGACAACTCTATCCTCTGTTGGTTTAACTGTTGAATAGCTTGGGCAGATCAAACCATAGTCATGATTCTTTGACAGTGACCCACCTAATTCATACATGCAATCTTTATCGAGACTCACATCATCGTTGATGAATGCAATGTGTCCGTCATAGCCTGCGATGTTCATGCCTAAGTTCCACATAGCATGGATGCCAACGCCTTCATTGACCATGACCTTGATAACCTTATTAAACTTTGGTATTGCAGTTAAATTATTATAAGCTTCACTGCCATCTGCAACAATGATAATCTTATTCACCATGGTGTCAGCTAGCAACTGGCCTACAAGCTTGGTCAAGCCACCGATGTTTGTCTTGGTTGGTATGACTACATTGATTTTGGATCCGCGCAACTTATAAAAGAATAAATTATCTTTCAATCTTTTATCATCAGGACTTAAAGCAAGAGCAATCTCACCATACTGTATTGCTTCCTTATCAAGACCCATACGATGAGCAGATAAAGCAACCATGTCATTAGGCCACCAACCATAAGCATCAGGCTCAGTCAAATATAATCCTGCACTGTACGGTATGGTAATTGCACGCTTAGCCGCAAAGTACATACCAATCCAGTTCTCTGCTATGTAGTAGTGTCTAGCTAGGTCAGTCCATACCTCAGCACCATGTGGGTACTCACCACAAGCACGCAACAACCAATGCTCTGCCTCAGCAGGATGCATCTTAGCTAGGTATCTCATTGACCATGCGCGTTCAGCATTCCATACAGACTCAGGCATAATCAAGTGACGCTTGAAAAGAGTAGTTGCCTCTTCAAATCGCCCGTGAAAAAACAATTCTCTTGCAGCATAATAAGTATTACGGTCATTGTTAGGGTTCTCTTCAACATCTTTAAGAAGTAAAGGAAGATACTGACTGCGCGGCTTAGTGTTGTCAGCATGATGGTGGATCTGTAATCCTACGAAAGCCTGACGCTCTTCATGTCCTGGCTTTGTAATGTTAACCTCATGTACACGGTTAACCCAGTGGTGACTGTGTCTACGCACAATCTTATCCCCATGATACTTTAATCCTGGTGTGCCATCCTCTTTCCATGACCACGTGTACTCATATCTTAATCTGTTGACATCAGTTGGTGCACTGTCGACATGCCCGCGCCAACCATCAATCAATACTTCATCAAGGTCTAAGTTAATAAGCCAAGCATCCTCATCAGGTAGGTTATTAAGCAAATGGTTTCGAGCCACCGCAAAAGACCAATCTTCCCATGCTTTCTCAATAACATGAACACCACACTCTTTAGCTATCTTAATAGTGTCATCAGTACTACCAGTATCAAGCAACCATACCTCATCAGCATCTTTAGCTGACTCGGCCCAACGCTTGACAAACTGTGCTTCATTCTTAGCAATAGAACAAACAATAACTTTCATACCTTTTCCTTAAAGTCGTAGAAGTATAACTCTTCATCTGATTCTGATACCCAACGTGAGCCAGTAGATTCACAGCTGAACTCTAAGCCAAAGACTTTCCAGTCTGGCTTGGCTAACTCTTTACTAATCCATGCACCACCATCTAACCACAGCACTCTGTTGTTTGGCTGCATGAAGAACTGTCCACCTTCACCTTCAAAGACGTGTGCACACTTGTGTCCTGCTGCCATCTCACCATATCCTGCATGGTATTGTGGTCCAAGGCACCAGTCGATAGTAAACATATACTTAGCCTTGTGTCTGGTCTTGTCCTTCAGCATTATCATAGCTGTTCTGTTCTTCAGGTAGTCATAGATGCCGGCACTTGCGTAGTATGACATGTTATCCCAAAGCTGCAACCAATCCAATGGGTAAGCTGTTGTAGCTTCTGGTGTTGCGCGTAGGTAATGGATCGGAACCCTTGCATGTTGGCTTCCCCACTCAGTCATGACGCTAAACAAACCACAGCGTTGTGGTATAGAAGTAAAATTAAATACTTCAACTGGCACTGCATCATTCTTATGGTTAGGTTCCTCGTTGTACAAGAACCCTGTGTCAAGGTAGGCAAGGAACGTAGGTATGTTTAAATTCAAATAGTTCATTTAATCAATTTCCCTGCAATCCCGCACAAACCTTTAATAATAATGAAAGTCGCCGCAAACATAACAGTCATGAATACAATCTCACTTATCATTACGCTTATCCAATCTATCAATAAGCAATATGCCTATAATCCTACCAATAGTCCAGCCACAAATCAGCCAGACAACTCCTGCGTATGTAATCGTTTCATTCATAGTGTTAATCCTTCCACTCTCCTATAGGTAATAGTAATCAAGTATATCAGAAACATCAGTTTCTTACAATCTAGCCCAGATCTGTGTAGCTGTGTGTCTTACTGTCTCACCGATTGCTACGAAGAACTCTTTAATTTCAAACCAAACCATTTTAATCTCCTTGTTAATCACTGCCCTCATTAGCAGCTAGAAGTATTATAGCAGGTTCTGTGACTCGCCGCAACTCAAAACAAAACTTTAATATGATTCGCCGCAAATCACAAGTTCTAACAGTTCTATATATGCTAATACAACTAATACAGAGAGAGAGTATCAATGCCTAACTGCATGTATACAGGTGAGCTAACTTGTCTACAAGCATTATATTATAAGCTTCAACTGGACTTCCCCATCACAAAACCAGATAGGTTCACTCACCCGTGTGTATAGGGCATCCTTTAATTTAATACTAGAGGTATCTTTAACTCAGATAGTTCACGTATCATCCATCACTAATCCAGATGGGAGAAGCCTTAGCCTACACAAAGGAGAAGCCCAGGACTATTCAGGTATTATCCCGAACAATCCTGGGCCTTATGGCTTAGCTATGTACTAATAGGGAAGTGCCCCTCCATCAACAGTCCACTTCTCTACCAGTACATGTACAGTATAGCATAGTATAGTCTAGGGCTGTGGAGTTTTGTAGAGATATACTAGTGATATATCAGCCGGCTTCTCTCCCAGAATACAAAGAGGACTATTCAAGATCCAAATCCAGAACCCAGCCACCCCACCCCCAGCCCCCCCGTACCCCTTACTACATAAGATACTATATCTATCTAGGGACATACGGCATATCTTCAGAATCCTAAGACCCCCGCCGCCTTCTTTTCCCGGTACCCCCCCACTCCTTTTTCATTAAGTACTGCTCAATGCCAAATATCATTAAGGATACCC